CTTCTAGACCGCGCCCTCAGTCGTTTTTTTACACCCGCGAAATTAAAAATTCAGGAGTTGCGCGATGGGAGGCACCGCCAAGGTCGCCGGCCGTGGCCGCAAACCCAAGCCGACGGCCAAGAAAGAGCTAGCCGGCAACCCCGGAAAACGGGCCTTGAACAAGGCTGAACCGCAGTTCTCCACCATCACCAATGTGGACCCGCCGGACTGGCTCAGTCAGCGAGCGGCCACGATGTGGAAGATGCTGGTACCGGAGCTGCTGCGTGAAAACGTCATCGCGCTGACTGACTTGCATAACGTCGAGGCGTTCTGCACCGCCTACAGCAACTGGCGAATGGCCCAGGAGGCGGTCGACCAGTTCGGCCCGGTGGTCGAGTCGTCGCAGGGCAGCCCGATGAAGAACCCAGCGCTTACCGCAGCCAACGAGGCGATGCGTCAAATCGTGACCTTCGGGTCGATGCTGGGCCTGGACCCGGCCAGTCGGACCCGAATCATCGGCGGCAACAAGCAGAAATCCACCAATGAGTTTGCAGCCCTACTGAGTTCCTGATGACCAGAGCCAAGTACACCAATGTCGACAAGGCAATGGTGTGGGCAAGGTCCGTCCTCAAGGGCAAGTTCCCAGCATGTCGTTATATCCACCAGGCAATCGAGCGCCACTTCGATGATGTGGCGGCCAGCCGCTCGAAGGACTACCCGTACAAGTTCGACCCGGCGAAGGCCGAGAAGAAGCTGCGGCTCATGCAGCTTCTGCCGCACACCAAGGGCGAATGGGCGTTCAAGCGGCAACTGATCACGCTTGAACCCTGGCAGCTGTTCGGCCTGGCCAGCACGTTCGGCTGGGTCAGGAAGAAGGGCGGGTACCGGCGCTTTCGCGAAAGCTATTGGGAAGTGCCGCGCAAGAATGGCAAATCGGTGATCGCCGCCGGCGTTGGCATCAGCATGTTCACCGCTGACAACGAGTTCGGCGCGGAGGTCTACTCCGGTGCAACCACCGAGAAGCAGGCGTGGGAGGTGTTCCGTCCCGCCAGGCTGATGGTCAGCCGGTCGCCCATGCTGATCGAGGCGGCGGGCATTGAGGTCAACGCCTCGAACCTGAATATCCCGTCGAATGGCAGCCGCTTCGAGCCGCTGATCGGCAACCCAGGTGATGGTGCTTCGCCGTCCTGCGCGATCATCGACGAATACCACGAGCACGACAGCGCGGCTCAGTACGACACGATGCTCACCGGCATGGGCGCCCGCCGCCAGCCGTTGATGTTCATCATCACCACGGCCGGCGCGAACATCGAGGGTCCGTGCTTCGACAAGCGTCGGCAGGTCATCGAGATGCTTAACGGCACCGTTCCGGACGACGAGCTGTTCGGATACATCTGGACGCTCGACGAGGGTGACGACTGGACCGACCCGAAGAATCTGGCCAAAGCCAACCCCTGCATGGGCGTGTCCGTGTTTCAGGAGTACCTGGAAAGCCAGCTGGCCAGGGCTATCCGCTCGGCGCGCTTCACCAACACATTCAAGACCAAGCACCTGAACCTGTGGGTGAGTGCCAAGTCCGGCTTCTTCAACATGGAAAGTTGGAAAGCCTGTGAGGACAAGACGCTCACCCTTGAGCAGTTCGAGGGGCAGGAATGGGTTGCCGGCTTCGACCTGGCGCGGAAGCTGGACATGAACTCCAGGGCCAGGCTGTTCTGGCGGGAGATCGACGGGAAAATCCACTACTACAGCGTTGGGCCTGCGTTCTGGGTACCGGAAGACACGGCCAACGACGTAGACAACAAACGCATGTCCGAGCGCTTCCAGGCCTGGGTCAACACTGGCCACCTGATCGCCACGCCCGGCGCGGAGGTCGATTACCGCGAAATCCTCGAGGACACCAAGGACGCCAACAAGCTGGCACCGATCAGAGAGAGCCCGATCGACCCGCACGGCGCCACTGGTCTGAGCCATGACCTGGACGACGAGGGCTTCAACCCGATCACCATCACCCAGAACTACACCAACATGTCCGATGGCATGAAGGAGCTAGAGGCAGCCATCGAGGCGGGCCGCTTCCACCACGACGGCAATCCGATCATGACCTGGTGTATCGGTAACGTCATCGGCAAGAACCTGCCCGGTAACGATGACGTGGTGCGACCAATCAAGCAGGGCGAAGACAACAAGATCGACGGCGCCGTGGCACTGATCATGGCTGTTGGATCGGTGCTGCGCCTGGCTGCCGAAGGCTCTGGCGGCTTCGACAACTTCTTCGCCAACCCTATCGTGGTTGGCTAACGGGACTACCTATGAACACAGGCCTGATCATTTTTCTGGTGCTCGCTGTCGGCGGCTTGCTGCTGGGCGTTGCTGGCGTATACGTGCTGGCCGGCCTGGGTTATGCGCTGCTGGCCGCTGCCGGTTCGCTACTGGCCGCCGCGGGCTTCATTCGCAAGGGGCTGATCGGTGGCTAAATCATTCACGCAGGTCCTCGGCCAAGCCCTGGTCAAATCGGCCGAGCCAGGGGTGGCATCCAGTCTTGCCGGGTGGGCTGGCCGGAAGATCGGCCTGGGCGACTCCGCTTTCTGGAACACCTTCTACGGAACCGACTCGGCATCGGGCAAGGTCGTCAGTCAGCAGACTGCGCTGCAGCTCTCGACGGTGTGGGCATGCGTGAGGTTGATCGCCGAGACCATCGCCACGCTACCGATCGCCTTGTACGAGAACCAGAACGGCGCTCCGGTGGTAGCTGCTTCTCACCCGGTCAACTTCGTGATCAGCCAGCAGCCCAACGCCGACCAGACCCCGGTAGAGTTCTGGGAGAACGTCATGGCGAGCCTGCTGCTCCAGGGGAACTCATTCTGCGAGCCGCACATGAGCGGTCGGACGCTGACGAGCCTGGAGTTTCTGCTGCCGCAGAACATGTCGCCACCGCGGCGCCTGGCAGACGGCTCCATCGAGTACCGCTACACCGACAATTTCGGTAAGCCTCACACGCTGACCGAGGATCAGATGGTGCATGTGCGCGCCTTCGGCGTAGACCCGTTGTGCGGCCTTTCGCCGCTGGCCTACGGCCGGCAGGTGCTGGGATCTGCCATGGCGGCGGATGAGTCGGCGGCGAAGATGTTTGCCAACGGCATGAAGTTGGGCGGCGTCCTTTCGACCGACCAGATCCTCAAGCCGGATCAGCGCAAGGACATCAGGGAGGACATGATCAAGCAGTTCTCCGGCGCGACGAACCATGGCAAGACCATGGTTCTTGAAGCCGGCATGAAGTACCAGCAGGTCTCCATGACGCCCGAGGATGCCCAGATGCTGCAGACCAGGGCATTCAACGTAGAGGAGATTTGCCGCTGGTTCCGGGTGCCTCCGTGGATGGTTGGTCACACGCAGAACTCCACAAGCTGGGGCACCGGCATGGAGCAGCAGATGATCGGCTTCTTGTCCTTCACGTTGCTGCCTTGGATTAAGCGCATCGAGATGTGCGCTAACCGGCGCCTGCTGCGCCCTGATGAGCGCCGCCGATTCTACGTGAAGTTCAACCCGGAAGGGCTACTGCGCATGGACAGCGCGGCGCGTGCGGCCTTCTACAGCTCGATGACGCAGAACGGGATCTACACCCGGGACGACTGCCGCCGCAAAGAGAACCTGCCTCCGCAGGGCGGCAACGCCGCGAAGCTCACCGTGCAATCCAACATGCTGCCGATCGACAAGCTGGGCGAAGACCCCGGCGGTGCCAACCAGGCCAAAGCGGCGCTGCTCGACTGGCTCAACGACCAGCCAAGAGGTAACACCACATGAAACACAAAGATCGACTGGCGGCGGTCAAGTACCGCTCTTTCGACTATGACGTGAAGGCTGTCGGTGAAGACGGCCTTTTTTCTGGCTATGGCTCGGTGTTCGGCGTGGTCGACAGCTACAACGAGGTGGTCGCTCCTGGCGCCTTCCTGGAGTCGATCGAGGACGCCAAGGCCAAGTCGAGAACCTTCCCGGTGCTCTGGCAGCACCGCACCGGCGAGCCCATCGGCAGTTGGGACATCAGCAGTATGAAGGAAGACGACCGGGGTCTGTTCGGCGCCGGTGAGCTTTGGCTGCAGGACGCTCCGTATGCCCGCATCGCTTACCGCGGCATGCAGACCCGTTCGATCACTGGGCTGTCGATTGGCTACTACGTCCGCGAGTCGAGCTTTGACGAGAAAACCCGGATCCGGACGCTGACCAAGTTGGACCTGATCGAGATCTCCATCGTCACGGTGCCCGCCAACGACGAGGCGCGCACCGACACCATCAAATCGAAGCTTGCCCACGGCGGCCTGCCTTCGATGCCCGAATTTGAGTTGCTCCTGCGCGAGGCAGGCTTCTCGAAATCTCAGTCCACGGTGATTGCCAACCGCGGGCTGCAGCACCTGCTCCGGAGCGAGTCCGAGGGCGACCTGGCAGCAATCGAAATCGTCGAGGCGTTGAAATCGCGTCCGGCACTTTCTCTCCCATCGTTTTGAGGATTCATCATGCATAACGCCATGAGCAACCAGGCTCGCTCCGAACACCGCCAGTTCCAGCGCAAGGAGCACGCCGAAGACAAGCTGCAACTGAAGGCGGTCAACGACCTGCTCGACGAGCGCGACAAAGAGATCAAGGCATTCGCCGCCAAGGCCACTGAAGAGATCAAGTCGCACGGCACCATCTTGGCCGAAACCAAGACCATCCTCGATGGCCTGGTGAAAGACGGCTTGGGTCTGCAGGACCGCCTGCAGGAGATCGAGCAGAAGATGGCCCGCCGCTTCTCCGCCAATGACCCGGTCGACTTCAAGTCGGCTGGCGAGGAGCTGACCGAGTGCGATGACTTCAAGTCGCTGCAAACTCGTGGTCGCGGCATCGTTCGCGTAGGTCGCAAGGCCGTAACCAACATCACCAGTGCTACCACCGGCACCGGTGGCGTCGGCGTGGCTATCCAGCCGACCCGTGTTCCCGGCATTGTGGTGGGGCCAGAGCGTGAGTTCACCATTCGCGACCTGATCATGCCAGGCCGCACCGGCTCGAACGCGGTCGAGTTCGTGCAGGAAACTGGCTTCCAGAACATGGCCGCGCCCCAGGCGGGTGAGGGGGCCGCGAAGGCCCAGTCCGATCTGTCCTTTGGCCTGAAGACTACCAACGTCATCACCATCGCCCACTGGTTCCGGGCTTCCAAGCAGGTCCTCTCGGACATCCCGCTCCTGCAGAGCTACATCAACGGTCGCGCGATCTACGGCCTGAAGTACAAGGAAGAAGAGCAACTGCTCGCTGGCGACGGCACCGGCCAGAACCTGCTGGGCCTGATTCCCCAGGCCACCGCCTTCAACAACGCCCTGCGCAAAGCAGGCGACACCAAGATCGATACTCTGCGCCGCGCGATTCTGCAGGTCCGCATCGCCGAGTACCGCGCCTCGGCCATTGCCCTGAACCCGGTCGACTGGGCGGACATTGAGCTGACCAAGGATGCGAACGGCTCCTACATCTGGGTGAACGTCCAAGAAGGCGGCGTGCAGCGTCTGTGGAAGCTGCCGGTGGTGGACAGCAACGCAGTGCCAGAAGGCGAATTCCTGGTCGGTGCGATGAACATTGCGGCTCAGGTGTTCGACCGCGAGGAAGCGGCCGTCGAGGTTTCCACCGAGGACGGCGACAACTTCCGCACCAACATGGTCACCATCCGCGCCGAGGAACGCCTGGCCCTGGCGGTTTACCGCCCCGAGTCGTTCGTCCACGGCGAGTTCGAAGCCACCCCATAATCAGCTCAGGAGCACGCCCGGGAAACCGGGCGTGACTACACATGCCAGACGTCAAAGTGAAAACCATCAAGGGTTTCAACAACGGCGGCGCGTACGTCAAGCGCAACCAAGAAATCACCGTCGACGAGCTGCGTGCTCGCGATTTACTGCGTAATGGCCTGATCGAGGATTACGACGTGAAGAAAGCCCAGGAGCTCGATAACAAGAAGGCGCCGGAGCCGGCCAACAAAAGCGGCAAGGGAGCGGCCACCAAGCCCAAGGAGTGATCCATGTCCGTGATCGCCATCGATATCGCCATGCACCACCTGCTGGCCGAGCCTGACGACCAGGTGCTGGTCCAGGCTCAGCTCGATGCGGCGGAGGAGGCGGCGATGCAGTTTCTCAATCGGCGCTTCTACATGGACCAGGTGGCTTTCGATGAGGCCCGCGCCGGTGTACCAGCGTCCATGCAGCAAGCCAAGGAGGCGAACGCAGCCGCGGTCGCTGCAGCGGAGGCGGAGCAGGACCACGCGATGCGCTGCCGTTTGCTTGAGCACGCACGCAAGGCCCTGGCGGATGCCTACGATTTGGCGGATTCCATCGCCTACGGCATGGTTGTTAACCCCGCCATCCAGGCGGCTTGTCTGCTCAAGCTGGGCCACCTGTTCGCCAACCGAGAGGAAGTTGTCACCGGCACCATTGCCACCGAGTTGCCGCTGGCGTCCCAGCACCTGCTGATGCCTTATCGCATCCGGATGGGTGTGTGATGCAGGCGGGTAAGCTTCGCCACCGTCTCGACATTGAGGAAGAGATCGCTACGCGAGATCCCATCACTGGCGAGTATGGCGAACCTCAATGGGTGGTCCGCTGGCCGAGATGCCCCGCTCGGGTAGAACCGCTATCGGCTCGCGACTTGGTGGCAGCTCAGGCGGCTCAGTCCGAGGCTACAGCGCGCATTGTGATCCGATACCGTGCCGGCGTGCTGCCGACGATGCGGGCCATCTACCGAGGTCAAGTCCTCAGCTTTGAAGGGCCTCCCCTGGAAGACCCGGAGTCCGGACTGGAGTACCTGACCATCCTCGTTTCGAAAGGGGTGAAAGATGGCTGACAGTGTCGAGTTCAGCATCACCGGCTTGGATAGCCTGCTGGGGAAGCTGGAGTCGGTCAGCTATGACGTTCGCCGCAGGGGGGGCCGGGCAGCGCTGCGAAAGGCCGCTCAGGTGGTGATGCAGAAGGCCAAGGACGGCGCCGAGCGGATCGACGACAAGGAAACCGGCCGCTCGATTGCTGACAACATTGCCCTGCGCTGGAACGGAAAGCTGTTCAAGCAGACCGGCGACCTCGGCTTCCGGGTCGGTGTGCTGCACGGTGCCGTGCTCAAGGATGGCGGCGACCTAAGCCCGAACTCGCCAACGCCGCACTGGCGCTTGATCGAGTTTGGTACCGAGAAGATGGCTGCCGCTCCGTTCATGCGTCCGGCCCTGGTCAATAGCATCAGCGAGGTGACCAACACCTTCGTGACCGAGTACGAGAAAGCGATTGACCGCGCCATCCGGCGCGCTGCGAGGAGGGCAGCATCCTCATGACACCACCTATTTTTCAACTGTGCTCCCAGGCTGCCGCCGTCACGGCGCTGCTCGGCACCGGTGCCAATCTTCGGCTCTACTCGTTCGGCGAGGCTCCGCAGGATGTGGCCAAGCCGTACGCGGTATGGCAGCTGGTCAATGGCGAGCCAGAGAACTACTTGGCTGGCCGGCCCGATGCCGACAGCGTCACCCTGCAGATCGACGTATACGGTGTCACCGGCACCTCAGTGCGTCAGGTGCGCGATGCGATACGAGACGCCATTGAGCTGAGCGCCTACGTCACCCGCTGGGGCGGCGAGGGCCGCGACCCTACCACAAAGAATTATCGAGCCAGCTTCGACGTGGACTGGATTGTCCTCCGATAGCTGATCAATCCCCCAATAGCCCGCCCAGTGCGGGTTTTCTTTTGCCCGCAATTGGAGAAACCCATGGCGATTCTCGCTCAAGGCACCCAGATTTATGCCCTGGTGCCCAAGGTCGGCACCCCATCCCAGTTTGAAGTCATGGAAGTGGAGTGTGCGACCGCCTTCAACCCCGGCGGCAACCCTTCTGACCAAGTCGAGGTTACCTGCCTAAGCGACCGCGTTCGCAAGTACCTGCGCGGCCTACGCACCCCTGGCCAGGCGTCGCTTACCCTGAACGTCGACCCGCGTAACGCCTCTCACGTGCGCCTCCACCAAATCTCAGAAGATGACTCGATCGAGAGCATCCGCTGGGTTGTTGGCTGGTCGGACGGCACCGACATTGCCCCGACCGTAGGCGTTGCCGGTGCCCTGGCTGCAATCGAGTTGACCAATGGCGGTACAGGCTACACCTCGGCCCCGTCCGTCGCGTTCTCGGGGGGTGGGGGCACTGGCGCCGCCGCAACAGCGATCATCGAGGATGGCAAGGTGATCGGCTTCAACATCACCAATGCCGGCTCCGGCTACACCAGCGCGCCAAGCATCACGCTGACCGGTGGCGCAGGTTCCGGCGCGGCGGCCTCCGCAGTTCTGGGCGATGCAGATGATTTCGTCCTGCCCCCGACCCGCACCTGGTTCCTGTTCGACGGCTACGTGTCCGACTTCCCGTTCGACTTCGCGGCCAACGCGGCGGTTACCACAGCGGCCACCATCCAGCGTTCGGGCGGTTCTGCCTGGATCCGTAAAACCACCAGCGCGTGAGGCAAGTGATGAAGCTGACGCTCGATTCGTTGAAGAAAACCGGCTCGTTCACTGGCCGGCCCGTGGCAAAGGAAATCACTTGGCGTCAAGGCGACGAGACCTTTACCGCCACGGTGTATGTGCGCCCGTTGGGCTATCAGGCGGCGGTGAGCGATGTTCTGGCGGCTGGCGGGAAGCAAGACAACATTGCTGGCCGTATCGCCGCGGCCATCTGCGACGAGGATGGCAACACTGTCTTCACCGTGCTCGACATTACCCATGGCCCGCTGGACCCGGTGGAGTTGGCCAAAGACCCAGAAAGCACCAAGCGCTTGGGGGCCTTGGACGGCAACCTCACCGTCGCCCTGATGGTGGCGATCAATGAGGTGACCAACATGGGAAAGACACCGAACTCAGCGACCTCGACGAGTTCTGGCACGAGCTAGTCCTTTGCGGCATTGGGGGCAGGACCATCGCCGAGGCGAAAGAGCGGATCAGCATCCAGGAGTTTCGCTCCTGGATGAAGTACCGCAGCCGCCGCGGCTCCCTGCATCTTGGGATGCGCTTCGAGCGTGGCACGGCTCTGTTAGCCACGCTTTACGCGAACACCCACACAAAGGACGGCGGCTACACCGTTTACGACTTTATGCCTCACGAGTCCGCTCCAGCGCTGACTCTTGAGGAGGCCATGAAGACCTGGGCGTAGCCGAACTCTGAGCCAGCGATCAGCAGGAGACAGGCATGGCAAGTAAATCGCTGGGTACGCTGACCCTGGACTTGATCGCCAAGATTGGCGGTTTCACAGGCCCGCTTGACCAGGCCAGCCGTGAATCGCAAAAGCGCATGGCTGAGATCAAGAAGTCGGCTGAAAACCTCGGCAAAGGCATCGGTGCCGCCTTTGCCGCAGTGCCGGCCATCGTCGCTGGTCTGGTCACCAGCTCGGCCATGGCGGCGAAGGAAATCACCAATCTTTCGAACCTGGCAGGCCTCACCACCACCGAGTTCCAGCGCTACGCTGCCGGCGCTGCTTCAGTCGGAGTAGAACAGGACAAGCTGTCTGACATCTTCAAGGACACCAACGACAAGATCGGCGACTTTCTGGCCACTGGTGGCGGTGAGCTCAAGAACTTCTTCGAGACCGTCGCGCCAAAGGTCGGCGTGACCGCCGGGCAGTTCCGCAACCTGAACAGCGCCGACGCGCTGCAGCTGTACGTGACCAGCCTACAGAAGGCAAACGTGAGCCAGGCGCAAATGACCTTCTTCATGGAGGCGATCGCTGACGAAGCCACGGCCCTGGTGCCGCTGCTGGCTGATGGGGGCAAGAAGTTCAAGGAATACGGGGACGCCGCGCAGCAGGCCGGCATGATTCTGGACGAGCAGACCATCGGCGCTGCTCAGCAATTCAGTACAGAGCTGACAGTCATCGGCCAGTACGCCAATTCTGCAAAGACAGCCCTTGCGGCCGAGTTCATGCCGGTACTGGCCCAGCTCGCAAAAGACCTGGCCGGCACCACGAAGGAGGCCGGCGGGCTTCGGAACGTTGTTGGAGAGTTCGCCAACGATTTCATTGAGGTGACCGCCGTTACCGCCAGCTTGGCTGACGGCATCGGGCGGACCTTCAAGGTGGTGGCGGCCGGCATTGTGAGTGGTTTCTCCACCACCATGGCCTATCTGCAAAGCATCGGTGCAACGGCCAACACTTTGCTCGGTGCCGTGACATTCGGCGACATGTCGAAGGACTTCAAGGCCAACGCTGACAAACTGACAGCTGATGCCATTGACCATGCTCGAACAGCAAGCACCGTCATGGAGGAGGTTGCTGAGGCATTCAACAAGCCTTGGTCTGGAGACACGATCCGCGCCTATGTGAAGGAAGCCCGCAAGGCTGCCTCCGAGCTCCCCAAGATCGTTCCGCCTGGTGGGCAAGGCGCCGGTTTCGTCGGCCAAACGGACGAGCAGAAGGCAGCTCAGAAGGCGGCTGAAGCAGCAGCCAAAAAGCTGAATCAGTCCTTCGAGACCGCTGAGGAGAACCTGAAGCGGCAGATCACGCTGATCAATACCAGCACTGACGCCCGGAAAAACGCCACCGAGGTGGCAAAGCTGCAGTTCGAAATAGAATCCGGGAAGCTGGTCGGGATTAATGCCAAGCAGCAAGAGCGCCTGAACGGTTTAGCGGCTGAGCTTGACCGGTTGCAGCAGCTGAAGAAGGCGAACGAGGACGCCGCGAAGGCCCAGACGTTCGGCGATACGCTGTCTCAGGCGAACAGGACCGCGCGGGAAGGGTTCGACCTGGAGTTCGCGGGCGCGGGGAGCGGGGACAAGCTGAAGGAGCGGCTGAAGGCTGACTTGGCTATCCAGCAGGATTACCAGAGCCAGCTGGCGGATCTGCAGAAGCAGTACAACGGCGGTGATATCAGCGAGGAGCTGTATAAGCAGGAAACCGAACTTCTGCGCCAGGCGCTTGAAGAGCGCATGGAGATCCAGCAGGACTACTACGCCCAGCAGGATGAAGCGCAGCTGAACTGGATGGATGGTGTTTCCTCTGCGTGGGGAAACTACCTCGACCAGTCTCGCGATATTTCCGGGCAAACCCAGTCGATGTTTACGGATGCATTTTCGGGCATGAACGACGCGCTGTATGGCTTCGTTACCACCGGAAAGCTTTCGCTCGACGACCTGGCCGCAACATTTGCTCAGTCCGCACTTCGCATGTTGCTTCAATGGGGTACCGCCCAAGTAGCGATGGCTGCACTGAACGCCTTCACATCCACCGCAGCTATTCCGCTGGTGGGGCCGCTGGCTGCTCCTGCGGCTGCTGCGTCCGCGATGGGCGCAGCTGGCAGCTTCATGTCAACAATCAGCTCAGTCGCCGGTATGGCGCACGACGGTATCGATTCCATTCCAGAGGATGGCACCTGGTTCCTCCAGAAGGGCGAGCGGGTGACCACTGCCGAGACCAGCGCAAAGCTCGATCGTACTCTGGAAGACGTTCGCTCCAAGCAGAGCGGTGGCGGAACAGTCGTCAACATCATCGGTGATCGAAGCAAAGCCGGCACCGTTGAGCGTAGAACCAATCCCAACGGGCAGGAGGAGACTGATGTGTTTGTTGCTGACGTCTGGGGTGGGGGAGAGCGCTCCCAAGCCCTCGAAGCTGTCTATGGCTTGAAGCGAAATGCGAGTTGAGCAGAGGTGTTTATGAGTGCAGAAGAGACCCAATCCGGCCAGAGCGTTGAGGAGGGTTCAGATCAGACTATTCCGGAACCAACTGATGAGAAAGAGCAAGCCATTCAGCGACGGTTTGCCAGGATTGAGGAAGCGCTCGGCCTCAGCCCATTTACCTAATACTAGCCACAAGGAATACAGGGGTTGAGAAATGGCCGTTATTGATTACCCCAAGCAGCTGCCCACACCGCTGCAAGACGGTTATGGGCTTGATACCCAGGACCCTGTTTCACGTACGCCGATGGTTACCGGGCGCGTCAGAACTCGCATCAAGCACAGCTATGTGCCGCTGTATGTCGACGCAACCCTGATTTTCAACGGGAAGCAGAAGGCATTCTTTGAGGCTTGGTACACCCGTACCTTGAAAGAGGGTACCGAGTGGTTCAACTGTCCCCTGAAGATCGACGATGTGGTGCAGATGTACGAGGTCCGGTTTGCCAGAATCTACGAAGGCCCGAAGTTGGTCCAACTGTCATTCTGGCGGTACACGTTCCGGCTGATGCTGCGCAGGAAACCGTTGATTCCGGAAGGTTGGGAGCAGTTCCCTGAATACTGGTTCAACAATAACGTCATCGATGTGACGGCGAACAGGGAGTGGCCTGAAGTATGAGCCTTATCGAGGAGTGCTATGCCTCGGGCAGGGGCGAACTGGTGGACACTATCGAAGCCAGGAAGGAGGGCGGCACCGTCTCCCACCTGTACTGCTCGGGATGGGAGGACCGGGTGTGCACCACCGAGGACGGCCGCACGCTTACCTTCATCGCGATGGCCATGGACCTGGCCCTGCCCAAGAACGACAACAGCGCGTTCCAGAACCTGGTGCTCGGCCTGGACAACGTGACCGGAGAGGTGCAGGAGGTCGTGGAGGAGGCGAAGGCTGCCGAAGACCGATTCATCATCACCTTCCGGCGCTACCTGGCCGAAGACCTGTCGTTCCCGCAGGAGCGGTACCGCATGACGCTGCTCAGCCGGGAATATGAGGATGATGTCGCCAAGCTCACCGCCGGCTTCTTCGACCTGCTCAACACCAACGGTCTCCGCACCATCCTGACCACATCCTTGGCACCCGGCCTGAAGTACATCTGACCATGATTGAGAAACTCATGCGCGCCCCGTATCGCGAGGGTGCACGGGGGCCTATTGCCTTCGATTGCTGGGGGATGTGCCGGGCAATCCGCCACGACCTGTTTGGCATGCCTTGGCTCCCGTCTCTGGGAGCAGTTGGCAAGGACAAGATCCGCGAAAACACCAAGGCCTACCGCAGCCTCCGTCAGGCGATGGAGGAGTGCGCCCCGGAACCTGGAGCCATTGCCGCGGTGCTGCGCGGAACGGCGCTTCTGCATGTCGGCACGGTCCTCCTGAGCGAGGGCCGGCTGAAGGTGCTTGACACAAACCCCGGTGGCGCCTGCCTCCGGACAACCGGCGAGTTCGAAGCCGCGCATCCAAGGGTGGTTTACTACCGTGACCGTCGAATTCTTCCCGAACAAACTCAGTGACACCGCGCCGCTCGGCACCTGGAAGACCGACCGCCGCATGACCATCGAGGAGTGGCTGAAATCCCTGGCACCGTCCTACGAGCGCCGGGAAAGCCCGCCAATCAGCGTTGTCCTCAATGATGAGGTGATCGAGCAGCACCTGTGGCACAAGGTGACGTTCAAGCCCAGCGACCTGCTGCATATCTACCGCGAGCCCAAGGGCACTGACCCGTTCTCCATCACCTTCGCGCTGTTCAAGGGCGCCAAGGCGGTGCTGAAAGCGCTGATGCCGAAGATGCCGGGCATGCCGTCAAGCGCCGGTACGCAGCAGGGTGACCCGCTGACCGAGGCCAGCGCCAAGGGCAACAAGGTCAAGCTCGGTGACCCTGTGCGGCAGATCGCCGGCCATCAGCGCACCTATCCATCCTACCTGATCCAGCCGCGCCGCTATTTCGCCGGCGCACGCGATCAGCGGGTTGAGATGCTGCTGTACATCGGTGAAGGCCTGTATGACATACCTTCGAGCAAGGTTCGCGTGGGCCAAACTCCACTGATCTCCCTCGGCGCCGATGCTGAATTCGCTATCTATCAGCCTGGCGCAGACCTGTCAGCCGATAGCGCGCACTTGAACTGGTTCAATGTGCCTGAGGTGGGAGCGAGCTCCAGCGGGTCGGCGGGGCTTGAGCTGACCACAGCAACAACCCTGACGAAGACCGCATCTGCATCGGCGTACCAGTTCACTGGTGACAACATCAGCGTGCCCTCTGGCGCCGGGGAGTTCCCGTCCGACTGGTCGAACGGCATCATCGTCCGCGTGCTGGCCCCGTACACCTACACCGTGATCGATGGCGGCGCTGGCCGCGACATCATTCGCGGGCCGCTGGAAATGCTGAACCCTACGGTCGGTATGCTGATCGAGGTCGCTGGGGCCAATGCCGGGCTGTACGTAGTGAACAGCTACACACCCTATAGCCCGGCCGTACCCGCAAACCCGGGCACAGCCTCGACGCTCACCGGTTCAGATGCGCCAACCCGCTACGACTTCAACGTCACGCCGCTGAGCTTCGCCCTGTTCCGTGGCGCGACCAGCTATCCGATCACGCTGAATACCGCCACCACCAACCTGTCCGGCCTGGTATCGGCGCTCAACACGCTGTTCAGCGGAATGCCATTTCAGGCCCAGGCCAGCGGCAGTGTGTTGCGCATCGTCGAACTGACTCCGTTTGCCGGGCAGGCCATAACCGCCACCGGTGCTTCCACCATCCTCGGCGCATCGCCGGCCGGCGTCACCGGTATCGCCACCACCAGTGCCGTACCGGAACAGCCGGCCGAAATGACGCTGAACTACGACGGCGGCTCTCCGGTGCTCGGCTTGGCGCTGGGGCAGGGTATGGCCACCATTGGTCCGCGTGGGTTGCGCTACCGGATCACTGCCTTCAGTGCCAGTCTCCTGGAGGTTGAGCGGCTGACCTCATCCGGAGCAACGGATGCCGGCTGGCCTGGATTCAACAGCATGCAGACCGTTAACGGGCTGATCACGCTGGACTCGTCGAACCTTCAAGGCGGATATCGCGGGCCATTCGCCTGCTGTCCGGAAGGCGAGAAAATCACCGAGATCGAATATTCGGTGTTCTTCGGCAATGGGCTTTGCGGCATAGGCCGGGAGGGTCAGATTTACTCTATCCCGTCCTACCACACCTTCGAGTACCGCGACATGGATGTCGCCGGCGCGTGGACGGTTATCGAGAAGGTCCACTCAGGTGGCTCTCTTGATTCGCAGGGCTTCACCAGTCGGGTTGTGCTGCCTTACCCAATGCGAGCAGAAGCGCGCATCAAGAAGCGCTTCGTGCAGCTGGGTGGTCGAGCCAACGAAGAAGCGCGCGACGATGTCACGTGGTATGACCTGCGCGGATTGATGGTCAATTCGCCTGCCAGCTATCCCGGGTTGACGGTGATGACCTGCAAGATTCGTGGCGGGGACCGGCTGTCTGCCCAGTCGGAAAGCCAGATCAGTGTCGAGTCGACCACCATCCTGCCGCTTATGGAGGGTGGTACCGGGCCAACCCGCGACATCGCGCCTTGGTGCATCTACCAGCTTAAGAAGCGTGGCTACACGGACGACGACCTGGACCTGCCTGAGTGGCAGGCCTTCCACGAGATCTGCGTGGCCCGGGGCGACACCTACGACGAGACGCTGGACTCGACAATCACCGTGAAGGACATGGTGAACAACGCCCTGGCGTGCGGGTTCGGCGAACTGGTGACGTTCCGTGGCCTGCTGCGGCCGGTACGGGACGGCGCCCGGGAAGCGTTCGATGTTACCTACGGGCCGAAGACCCAGACTTACTCGCCGCAGAACATGACCAAGATGCTTAAGATCAGCGGCGCCATGCCGTCAATCAACGACTTCGACGGCGTGGATGTGGAGTTCTTCTCGCGCATCAGCTGGGCATGGGAAACGGTGGAGTGCCGCTGGCCTGGAGACCTGGGCATCAAGGTCGAGAAGATCAAGATGCCTGGCATCAGCGACAGGACCAGAGCCTGGCGTATTGGCATGCGTCGGCGCGGCCACCAGAAGTTCCGGACCGATGTCTACACCTGGGAAACCGAGATGGACGGCAGCAACAGCGGCTACTTGAGCTTCGCGGCCGTTGCGGATGACGCGCCAAAGCGGTGCCAGAGCGCGATCCTGCTTGGGGTCGAGGTGACTGGATCCGGAACATTGCTGCGCTCGTCCGAACCGCTGGACTTCAGCGCCGGCGGCGAGCACCGAATAGGCGTGCGCAAGCTGGACGGAACGCTGTCCGGTCCGTGGACCGCCACTCAGGTTGATCCGTACACGGTGCGGGTTGGCGCGCTCGACTTCACGCCCGTGGTAGACGGCCCGCTGGAGCCACCGCACCTCCTGTTCGGTCCTGCAGCACGCTGGGCCTACCCGGTCCTGATCACCAGTTCCGACCCAGCCAATGGCAACGTCGCCATGAAGGGCATGCCCTACGACGCCCGCGTGTACACCTACGACGATCTATTACCGCCGGCCTGACCGGCGCCCTATCGAGCATGCCCGCCACTGAGCGGGCTTTTTCATGCCCGGAGAATCTATGCGCTACAACACTGGCAACCCGGTCGGGACTGATGGCTCCAGTTCGCCGTTCGACCTGCACGACAACTCTGGAAATATCGATGTATGGGCCAACGACAGGTCCCGGCTGACATGGCCAGACCGGCTTGGAGTTGACCGAAAAACGTTCTTCGGGATGGAGCAACAAGTCACCGACTACCTGATCGACCAGGGCTACGAATCGGTATACCTAACCTACGGCGTCGGGGTCGTCGTTGAGCGCCAGACCCAGCTAGTGCAACGCAGCGGTGAACTGTACCGAGTAACCAACGCTGCGGATATTCCGCTCACCTTGACAGGCACCTGGGCAACCGATTCGCTCAAGCTTCAGGCGGTTGGTGACGCGGCTTTGCGTCAAGCCCTAGCCTCTTCCTCGGGAGCAACGTATGTCCATCGAGGGGCGAGTACCGTTGACGCTGATTTGACGGCACTTGAGGGGCGAGCTACCGAGGCTGAGGCTGATATTGCTCAGCTGGAAACCGATGTTGCGAACATCCCTCTTAACCTGCCTCCGTCGAATATGGCGCAGCCGCTCATGTCGCGCTCGAATAAGGTCCTAAGTAACGCGCAGGGCGTGGTGATCTTGGGCGATTCGATCAGCGCAGGCGCCTATTTCGGAAACGCCTACACTCAAGGCTGGCCCTACCTCCTGGCAAAGGCTATCAACCACCATTTCGGCGGCCAGAACATCGGCGCCATTCCGATGGACTCGCTGCACAACCCAGTGGTCGCCTACAACACGGACCAGTTGCATTCAGTAACTTGGTCGGGTAACTGGGGTACTCGCGCGTCGTCACCCGCGCCCTACGATGTACCGATCGGTAACGTCGGAACCGCAGCAGGCGATGCCGTGAACGGGAAGACCGTAGTATCCAGCGAGGCAGGTGCTTACGTTGAGTTTGTAATGCCATTCATCAACGGTATCGCCGCCATCTACTATGTCGGCCGCCCTGACGGTGGGAAATTCGATATATCGGTAAATGGTGGCACCCCAACGGAACTGGACACATTCCTAGCGACGAAGACCTATAACCGCACGCGCAACGTAACGCTGACGGATAACGGACTAGGTGAGGTGACTGTGCGCCTTACCAAAAAGGACGCAAGCCCCACGGAACTGCAGTCGGTAGTCAAATACCAGAAATCTACCGGAAGCCAGTTTGACCACCTACCCCTGATGAACGTTTGCAATTTCTCGATCAGTGGCAGGCAGCTGGCTGCAATGTCTGAGCAGGGCATCATTGCCGCTACCAACTGTGCGTGCTTGATTCTTGCGCTCGGCTACAACGATCGATTTGCTGAAACCGATAACTCTTACTACGCCGACTATCTGGTGCGGGTTAACTGGCTAATAAACTACGCCAACGTAAATAAATGCCTAGTTGTGGTAAATGACTTCTGCTGGTACTGGCCCAAGACAGCGCGAGTCCGCACTCAGCTGCGCCGGATTGCGAAGGAGACGAACGGTATTTACATCCCGTTCCCTGACAAGTTTTACCCGGACGGCACAATCCCGACCGACACCACACCCGCGTCGTCTGAGCTTGTATCTGATATGCGTCTGTTTGCTGACAACGCGCATCCAAGCTACAAGGGAAACGAGATGATTTTTGCCGAGGTGGCAAAGGCTCTCGGCCTGCATGTCAGGACAAAGCGTGATGCGCTGCTGAATGACATCCCGTACCCGCTGAAATTGCAAGGCACTCTGCGCAACAAGGCAGGATCCGTATCTACGGTATCCCGAACCCAGCGCGGCCTGCTCTACAGCCTAGGGGTAACAGCTACCGGTGGAGGGACGATTGCGGCCGGCACAGTCGCAGTGGCCGTCGTGCCTGCAAAGTTCAATTCAGCACCTGGCTTGCGCCAAAGCATCAATATAAACAGCGTTTCCGGGTCGGCCATCGGCTCGTTTACAACTACGGCAGATGACGGATCCGTTAGCGCTACAGTCGTGACTGCAGCAGAGATTGCGTCAACCTTCGAGGTGGCACAGAAGTAATGACCCACCATTATTGGTAGGCATCTGCTGCTGATGTTACCTTTCAAATTGCTCCGATGATTTCAGCAGAAACCATCGGCCATAATAAAAGTATGCCGCCTTATGGCGGCATAAAAAATCGCGAATGAATTTAAGGTATGAAAATCTCAGCCGAACCAGTTATTACCTTCTTGCCTTTTACAGTGCATACTGTTTCAAAAAACACACGCCTTTTTTTAATATCTACTGAAGACACTGATACAGTTGCGGTGACTGTGTCGTCTATATAGACTGGGCGAAGGAATGATAGATTCTGTGAGACATATACGCAGCCAGGCCCAGGAAATTTTGTACCGAAAATTGCAGAAAAAAAGCCTGCAGACATAAGGCCATGCGCAATACGCTTCTTGAAGCGAGACTTTTCAGCATACTCGCTGTCGACATGAACAGGGTTATGATCCCCACTAAGCCCAGCAAAAGACTTGATATCTGAGTCTGTAATTGTCTGTGAGTAGCTCGCAGACATACCAGCTTCGATCTTCTCTATTGGAATGCTTCCAAGGTTCATCTCAACCCCCCAGCCCGGCACGTAGAGGTTTTGCCGGGTTCCCGACAACAGTCGCGCCCGGCGCAACGCTCTTTGTCACAACCGCCCCCATCCCTACGATAGCTCCTGCGCCAATTACTACAGGTTTGGACGGGGTGCCTTGCTTGATAATTGCGCCAGTTCCGATGTATGCGTGGTCCTCAATAACGACATTGCCATTGCACTTCACGCCTGGTGCGAAAGTCACGAAATCGCCAATTACACAGTCGTGCGCTACATAGGAGTAGATGTTTGCTTGAAAGAATTTGCCAATCTTGGAATTCGAGGTAACCATTGTGAAAGGGCAAAGAACACTACCGTCACCAATCTCGTTTTCGGCGAGAGTCATTGCGTTAGAAGATCGTATCTTGAAAGGCCTAGCACCTCTGCCCATCATGGCCTCAGCAACCTTTTCGCGGGTCCTCCCGCTACCTATCGCAATATTGAAGAGGTACTCATCTGCTTGAACCTCAAAAAATCTATCTGTGGTTAGCACATCAAACCCGTTGATCTTGGTCTCTTCAATTCCATCGTCAATGAAAACTAGTCGAAAAGGATCGTTACAGATCATCGCAAGATATTCTTTGGCAACAGGCATCACCTCCCTGCCAAAGCCGCCCGCTCCAACTATTCCGTAAAGCTTCATTTCTAAATCCCTCGATAACATGATGGGCAAATTCGATGATGCCGAATGATACCGGCGATGGCTCGATAAACCAACGACCTGCCAATTTCAGGCCGATCAATGCGGCATTTCCCTTGGAGAAACCATGGCCAGACTCACCGAAACCCAGGCCGGAGGCGCGAACGTGCTCCGGTTTCTGGACCTGATCGCTTTCTCAGAAGGCACCTCTACCGTCAAGGCGAGCGATGACGGCTACAACGTGCTGTATGGCGGCGGCCTGTTTCAGGGTTATGCCGATCACCCGCGGCGCAAGCTGACTTTCCCCATCAACGGGAAACCGGTGACCAGCACAGCTGCCGGCCGGTACCAGCTGCTAGAGCGTTACTGGGATGCGTACGGGGCCAGCCTTCGCCTGGCGGGCGGATTCACGCCGGAGAACCAGGACCGCATCGCGCTGCAGCAGATCCGCGAACGCAAGGCCCTGGACGATATCAAGGCCGGCCGCATCCAGCAGGCTATCGCTAAGTGCTCGAACATCTGGGCGTCGCTGCCAGGCAACACCTACGGGCAGAACCCGCATCGCCTGGACAAGCTGCTGGCTCAGTGGGAGGAGCTCGGCGGGGTGATCCCATGAATGCCTGGCTGATGCGGCTGGCTGGTGCCGGTCTTCTGGTTCTGGTCGGTATGTTGATTGGAATCTGGGCCGCCACCGGTCACTTCCGGCCGCTACTGGACGCCGAGCAGAACCAGGTGGCCAGTTGCAAGGCTGCCCGCGACAACCTCAGCGGGCTGGCGGCGGAGCAGGGCAAGGCCTTGGGCGACTTGACTCTGGCGGCGAATGCTCGCCAGGTCGGGGCCGAGCAGGCGGTGGGTAAGGCTAAGGCCAGCGCGGAAGTCGACTACGCCGCGGCAAACCGCCTGCAGCAGGAGCGCACCGGTGGCGACCAGTGCACAGCAGCCACCTCGATTATCGACAAGGAGCTTGGGCTATGACGGTGGTGCTGAACTGGCGTACCTGCGGGAGCGGGATTGGCATTTTTCGGGCTGTAGGCCGCGTAATCCGTGGCTTCGCCTGTGGGAGCGGGCTGGTGCTGTCCATAGCCATGTCAGGATGTGCCGGCAAGGCTGAGCCGCAGGTGGCATATGTGCGCGTCGAGGTGCCGGTGCAGGTGCCGTGCCGCGCGCCGGAGGTGGCGGTGCCGGCCTGGGCAGCGGCAGGGTTGCGGAAGAGTGACAGCTTGGAGGTGAAGGTGCGTGCGCTGTTGGCAGAAAGGCGTCAGCGGATTGGATACGAGCGACAGATGGAGGCGGCAGTGCAATCGTGCCGCTGATCCAGCCCTGCAGCGCTTGAGCGAAGCCGAATAGCGGGCTTGGCGTGCGAGGCAGTGGTAGATGGGCTGCGCGTTAACCCTGTCCAAAAACCATGACCGGCAGAACCATGTCGGCCCATGCCTGCATCATGTCGCGGCGCTGCTCTATATATGTGGCGTGGTTGTACACGTCACGGATGGCGCTGCTGTCGGCGTGGGCCAGCTGGCGCTCGATCCAGTCCTTGTTGTAGCCGCGACTGTTCATCTCCGTGGAAAACAGATGTCGGAAACCGTGCGGAGATTGCCGGCCGGTATAGCCGCAGCGGTCCAACAGGTTAACTGCGTAATTGATGCCGATCGGTCGAACCGCATCGGATCGGTTCGGGAATACGTACTTCATGCCGCCGGATATCGGAAGCATCGAGCGCAGTATCTCCACGGCCTGCCGCGACAGCGGCACCACGTGGTCGCGGCGCATCTTCATCTTGCTGGCAGGGATAGACCAGGTCGCCGCGGCCAGATCGATTTCCGCCCATTCGGCCTTGCGCACCTCTGCTGGACGGCAGGCTGTGAGGATCAGCAGCTTGGTTGCGCACTGCAGTTGCAGGCCTGACTGGCTTTGCTCGATGGCCTTGATAATGGCGGGCATTTCGGAGAAGGCCAGGAACGGCCGGTGTTTGTGCGGCGCCATCTTCTCTGTGACAGTGTGCATTTCCGCCGTGGGGTTGTTCTCGATCATGCCGGTGGCAATCGCATACCGGAATACCTGCCCCATCCACTGCCTCGCCTTGACCGCGGTGGTCAGCGATCCTCGGCGCTCAATTCGGCGAATCAGCGTGATCACGTCTGACCGCTTTATGGAGTCGATCTGGCGCAGGCCGAAGGCCGGCAGTACATCCAGTTCCATCGCATTCGAAATGATCTTGACTGTCGACTCGGTCAGGCTCCCCTTCCTGAATTCCAGCCACTCGTCATAGACGCGGCGGAATGTCCTCTCCTGGGCGCCTAGGCGCTCTGTCTTCTTCACCCTCCTTGATTCGCGCGGATCAGTTCCCCGCGCGACCTCTTCGCGCGCCTCATCCCTCCGCGCACGCGCCTCCTTCAGTCCGATCTCTGGGTAAGTCCCAAGCGAAATCCTGGCCTGCTTGCCCAGCCAGGTGAACCTGAAATGCCAGCTCTTCACGCCAGTGTCGGCGATGTACAGCGTGAGCCCGAGCGAGTCCGCAAGGGTATAGCCCTTTTCCCGGGGCTTGGCCTGCCTGGCCGCGGTGTCCGTGAGCGCCACTAGTACATTGCCTCTCGCTGTGTGTTGGATGTACTGGATGATGTACTACGTTTTTGGGATTGGGAAGATACAGCTTGGTACGAGGTGATACGCCAATGACGCCTGTTTAAGGGCGTCATGGCCGGTTGTGGTATCTCTCGGTTTTCGGCGGGAATCCACTGTGGAATCTTTGAAAATTTCCACGCTGGCATGACTCTGTGTGAATCGATAATGCGCGCAGTCTACCAGCATGGCCGCTACAAGGCTTGCAGGCGTTCGTGCAACCGCCCGGTGGCGATCAGCTCCAACAGCT